GGTTCTGTCCTTTATACATCCAAAGACCTTGAAAAGCTCTGGACATATGGTTATTCCTCCATTGGAGACGTTACATTCGAGTCAGCTGCTTACGTTGCTCGATATATTATGCAAAAACAAACTGGAAAAGTAGACCCAAATCACTATACATTCTGTGACTTACAAACCGGTGAGCTAATAAAATTATTACCTGAATACAATCAAATGAGCTTAAAACCCGGAATAGGCGCAGATTGGTATAAAAAATATAAAAATGACGTCTACCCCCACGATTTTGTAGAAATTCGTGGAAAAAAATTAAAACCACCAAAATATTATGATCAACTTTATTCTAAGGAAAACCCTTACGAATACGATCAAATACTTTACACAAGAGAAAAACAAGCTAAACTTAAGCCTGAAGAACATAGCTATGAAAGACTGCTCGTTAAAGAAACAGTACAAAAAGCTAAACTTCAACAACTTAAACGAAAACTCACATAAGGAAAAAACCTCATGAAACAAATCATATGTACCGTTAAAGACCGAGCTGCAGACGCTTACGGCCGTCCAATGTTCGTACCATCAGCTGGTGTAGCTATTCGTTCTTTCTCAGATGAAATCAATCGTAATAATGCTGAAAATCAGCTTTACAATCACCCCGACGACTTTGACTTATATGAATTGGGAGAGTTCGACGATAACACCGCATTATTCACTTTACATGAACAACCAAAACTATTATCGTTAGGTAAACAGGTAAAAATATCCTAACTAAACCCACCTCGTGGAAGAGCCAGCCGCCAGGCTGACCTTCTTCCAGAGGACACTACCAAGGACAGAAATGCACCGCAATCGCTCAGTAAATACACACCAATTCGCAATGGTGCCACGCGCAGATATACCACGTTCAAAATTCGACGTACAAAGCGCACATAAAACCACAATCGATTCGGGCTATCTTGTCCCAGTCTACGTAAACGAAGTATTACCCGGAGACACATTTAACTTTAAAATGACTGCCTTCGCACGAATGGCAACTCCTATTTATCCAATAATGGATAATATGAAGCTCGATAGCTTCTTCTTCTTTGTTCCTAACCGCCTAATTTGGAATAATTGGCAAAAATTTATGGGAGAACAAAACGATCCGGGCGATAGTATTTCTTATATCGTCCCGACTACAACAAGCCCTGCAGGCGGTTACGCAGTAAATAGCCTACAAGATTACATGGGCTTACCAACGGTAGGACAAATCGGCGGAGCCGCTACCGTAACGCACGGTTCATTCTGGCCACGTGCATATAATTTGATTTGGAACGAATGGTTCCGTGATCAAAATCTTCAAGATTCCATACCTGTGGATCTTGATGACGGACCGGATAATCCGGCCGACTACACATTACAACGTCGTGGCAAACGTCACGACTATTTCACATCAGCTTTACCTTGGCCACAAAAAGGTGAAAGCGTATCTCTTCCATTAGGAAGTTCAGCACCAGTAAGAGGAATTGGATTTACAAACTCAATTTCTGCTGGTGCAATTACCGCACGGGAAACCGGCGGTATCTCAGCAACATATCCACAGTATTCATCATCAATGGTGATGAATGCAACATCAACTGGAAGCGGAAATCCCACAATTTATGCTGACCTATCTGAAGCAACTGCTGCAACAATTAACCAACTTCGCCAAGCCTTTCAAATCCAAAAACTTTTGGAACGAGACGCCAGGGGCGGTACTCGATACACTGAAATTATTCGCGCTCATTTTGGCGTTGTCAGTCCTGATGCTCGCCTTCAACGTCCGGAGTATCTCGGCGGAGGATCGACCGATATCAATATCAATCCGATCGCTCAAACAAGCAGCAGTACTGTTACTGGATCGTCTACCCCTATGGGTACACTTGCTGCTATGGGTACTGCCTTGGCTCATAATCATGGATTTACTCAATCATTTACTGAGCACGGTGTAATTATTGGATTAGTATCCATCCGTGCAGACCTTACTTATCAACAAGGTCTACCACGCATGTGGAGCCGTTCAACACGATATGACTTTTACTTCCCTGCCTTTGCGCATTTAGGAGAGCAGGCTGTCCTAAACAAAGAAATCTATGTTCAAGGAACATCCGCAGATAATGATGTCTTTGGCTATCAAGAACGCTGGGCAGAGTATCGTTATAAACCTTCACAAATTTCAGGCTTATTTAAATCAACTGCTGCCGGAACTCTTGACGGCTGGCATTTAGCCCAGAAATTTAATACATTACCAACTTTGAATAATACGTTTATTCAAGATACACCACCGTTAGATCGCGCACTTGCAGTAGGCGCGGAAGCTAACGGACAACAATTTCTATTTGACTCATTCTTTGATGTCAAAATGGCGCGTCCAATGCCAATGTACTCAGTACCTGGCTTAATAGACCATTTCTAATGGGACTATTTTCTTCACTTAGTAGTATCGCCGGCCCAGTCATGACTGTGGCTGGTGTAGCTACTGCAAACCCAGCACTAATTGCCGCCGGAGTTGGTGCATCTGCTTTTAGTGCTTCACAAGCACAAGCTGATGCAAATAAAACTAATATGCAATTAGCTCAAAATCAAATGAGCTTTCAAGAACGTATGTCAAATACGGGTTATCAGCGTGTTGTAGCTGATTTGAAAGCAGCGGGGCTAAATCCAATGTTGGCTTATGGCCAAGGACCCGCATCTACACCGACTGGAGCTACTGCAACTGTCGCACCAACAATTACTCCGGAAACGGCTAAAGCTGCAGTTGCACAAACGCAGCTTAATCTTAATCAACAAAATACAAAAGCGGATGTAGAACTTAAATCCGCTCAAGTAACTACACAAGCAGAGCAGCAAAAATTATTAGCTGCTCAAAAACTTGAATCCGAAGCCAGGGCGGCAGAAGCTGCCGGCAAAACCTATAAACCTGAGGAATTCAGTAAATATGTCGCTAGTCAGATTACTTACAATAATGATGCAGCTAGGTATCAGTCTGCTTCTGCTGCAAATGCTCGTGATCGCATTTCACCTACTTCTGACCCTTGGTATGTTAGAGATGTCAAATCTCTTTATAACAGCGCCAAGGACGCAATGAAGAAAACACCTGCTTCCAGTTGGAAGCCCTTATTAATGCCTAAATTTGGGACAAATAAATGAAAAATGCAACTGTATTTTTAAGAACGCAATATAACTACGATCACAATGCTGCCTCTAATGCGTCCGGGCTGGTTTGTGAGGAACCCACCCGGGCGCAGCAGCACCATCGCGATGAATGCGATATCAACGTAATCTTGGAAAGATTCGGAAAAACCGGGCAAGTGCCCGTAAACGCGATTAGCGGTAATTATGGCGACTTTTCAGGAGTCCATGATTACCATACTGCAATGAACGCATTAATCGCTGCAGAACACGAATTTGCCGCCTTGCCCGCCAATATTCGTAATAGGTTTGACAACGAACCATCAAAATTGATCGAATTTATGAATGATGATCAAAATCTAGCCGAAGCTCAAAAGCTTGGACTAGTAAATATTAGCTCTATGGCTAATACCGAGCCTGGTCAAGCAGCCGAAAAACAAGTCACCGAGCCTTCAGAATGAAGGCAGCACAGTTACCTTACTTGATGTAACTGTGCTAGGTGACACCAATCACCTAAAAAACACGATAACCAAGGACATAAAAAAATGAAAATGATGAGAAAAAAAGTTAATAAATCAAAGTCCGCTAGGACTTTCCGTAAAAACGCAGGAAAAACTGCGTATGCAAATTTAAAAACCAACCCTATGAGGGGTGGTATTCGACTTTAATTAACATAAGGACCACCTCACATGGCCTGTTATCACCCATTAACCGCTTACCTAAGTGGACATCAAACAAACAATGCAACCGGCAAATCATTTCGCCGAGTTTCATTTAAGGAAACTGACGAGCATGATCGTCAGATTTCTCTACCCTGCGGCCAATGTATTGGCTGCAGGCTAGAACGCTCACGTCAGTGGGCAATGCGCTGCATTCATGAAGCGCAATTACACGAAAACAACTGTTTTATAACCCTCACTTATAATGACGAAAATCTTCCACAAAATGGATCGCTTATCAAAAGCGACTTCCAAAAATTCATCAAACGATTACGTAAATTCATTGCACCTGCAAAATTACGTTACTACATGGCTGGAGAATACGGCACAAGTTTCGGCCGACCTCACTTCCATGCCTGTATCTTCGGATACGATTTTCATGATAAGAAACTACACCAAAGGACTACCTCTGGTTCTGTCCTTTATACATCCAAAGACCTTGAAAAGCTCTGGACATATGGTTATTCCTCCATTGGAGACGTTACATTCGAGTCAGCTGCTTACGTTGCTCGATATATTATGCAAAAACAAACTGGAAAAGTAGACCCAAATCACTATACATTCTGTGACCTTCAAACCGGTGAACTCATAAAATTACAACCCGAATACAATCAAATGAGTTTAAAACCTGGAATAGGCGCGGCCTGGTATAGAAAATATAAAAATGACGTCTACCCCCACGATTTCGTTGAAATTCGTGGAAAAAAACTAAAACCACCAAAATATTATGATCAACTTTATTCTAAGGAAAACCCTTATGAATATGATCAAATACTTTACACAAGAGAAAAACAAGCTAAACTACGACCAGAAGAACATAGCTATGAAAGACTGCTCGTAAAAGAAACAGTACAAAAAGCTAAACTTCAACAACTTAAACGAAAACTCACATAAGGAAAAATTTCATGAAACAAATCATATGTACCGTTAAAGACCGAGCTGCAGACGCTTACGGCCGTCCAATGTTCGTACCATCAGCAGGAGTAGCAATCCGTTCTTTCTCCGATGAAATCAATCGTAATAATGCTGAAAACCAGCTCTACAATCACCCCGACGATTTCGACCTTTATGAACTGGGAGAGTTCGACGATAACACCGCATTATTCGCTTTACATGAACAACCAAAACTATTATCGTTAGGTAAACAAGTTAAAATATCCTAACTAAACTTACCTTGAGGAAGACTCAGCCGCCAGGCTGCGGTTCTTCCTAAGGACACTACCAAGGAAAACAATGCACCGCAATCGCTCAGTAAATACACACCAATTCGCAATGGTGCCACGCGCTGATATACCACGTTCAAAATTTGACGTACAAAGCGCACATAAAACAACTATCGATTCGGGCTACCTTGTACCCGTATACGTGAACGAAGTGCTCCCAGGGGACACGTTCAACTTTAAAATGACAGCCTTCGCACGAATGGCTACACCAATCTATCCAATCATGGACAACATGAAATTGGATAGTTTCTTCTTTTTTGTTCCCAATCGCTTGTTATGGAATAACTGGCAGAAATTCATGGGGGAACAAAACGATCCGGGCGATAGTATCTCTTACATCGTCCCGACAACAACAAGCCCAGAAGGCGGTTACGCAGTAAACAGCCTTCAAGATTATATGGGCTTACCTACGGTTGGACAAATCGGTAATACCGCAACCGTAACACATTGCTCGTTCTGGCCACGAGCATACTCATTGATCTGGAACGAATGGTTCCGAGATCAAAACTTGCAAGATTCATTACCTGTAGATCTGGACGATGGTCCAGATGATCCTGCAGACTATACATTACAACGCCGAGGTAAACGGCATGATTACTTCACATCAGCATTACCCTGGCCTCAGAAAGGCGACAGCGTAACTTTGCCTTTAGGTTCTACCGCACCTATTAAAACTAATGCCAATACATCAGGAGGAAATGAAATTTTCGGTGTATTGGATAGCACTGGTACTTATAGAAATATTAGTACAGGTAGTACTTACGCCGCAATTTCTGGCAACCAAACTAATCCAAACAACGGACTATATGCAGACCTCTCAGAAGCGACAGCTGCAACAATTAATCAACTCCGCCAAGCATTTCAGATTCAAAAATTATTGGAACGAGACGCTAGGGGCGGTACTCGATACACTGAAATTATTCGCGCTCACTTTGGCGTTATCAGTCCTGATGCTCGTCTTCAACGTCCGGAGTATCTCGGCGGAGGATCGACCGATATCAATATCAATCCGATCGCTCAAACAAGCAGCTCGACTGTTACTGGATCGACTACCCCTATGGGTACACTTGCTGCTATGGGTACTGCCCTGGCTCATAATCATGGATTTACTCAATCGTTTACTGAGCACGGTGTAATTATTGGATTAGTATCCATCCGTGCAGACCTTACTTATCAACAAGGCTTACCACGTATGTGGAGCCGTTCAACACGATATGACTTCTATTTCCCTGCCTTTGCGCATTTAGGAGAGCAGGCTGTCCTAAACAAAGAAATCTACGTTCAAGGTACATCCGCAGATAATGACGTCTTTGGCTATCAGGAACGATGGGCAGAGTATCGTTATAAACCATCACAAATTTCGGGCTTATTTAAATCTACTGCCGCCGGAACTCTTGACGGATGGCATTTAGCCCAGAAATTTAATACATTACCAACCTTGAATGATACTTTCATTCAAGATATACCACCATTAGATCGAGCACTTGCAGTAGGCTCGGAAGCTAATGGACAACAATTCCTATTTGACTCGTTCTTCGATGTCAAAATGGCGCGCCCAATGCCAATGTACTCTGTACCTGGCTTGATAGATCATTTCTAATGTTAGGCGCATTAGCAGCTGCAGCTATACCGGCAGCAATTAGCTATTTTGGTCAGCAGCAGACCAATAGGCAAAACATGCAAATCGCTCAGCAACAAGAGGGATTTCAAAGAGATATGTCCAACACTTCGTATCAGCGCGCTGTCGCTGATATGAAAGCTGCTGGACTTAATCCCATGCTCGCTTATTCTCAAGGCGGAGCATCAACGCCGGTAGGCGCTACAACTCAAGTACAAAACGCATTGGGTGCCGGTGTAACATCCGGCCAACAAGCGTATCAATTATCTTTAAACACACAGCAAAATCTTGCAGATATTGCGTTAAAAAGGGAACAAGCAGGCGCAGCCGGTTCCCAAGAAGACCTTAACCGGGCTAATATGAATTTATCATTAGTTGAAGCAGCAAATAAATCTGCTCAACTACCCGGTCACAAACAATTTGTTGATCAAGTGTCTTCACAAATAGCGTTAAATAACGCTATATCAGCTAATAACAGCGCCAATACAGCTAAAACTCAATATGAAATGCCAGAAGCCAAAGCAGTTGGAAAACTGTATGCAGGCGAAAAAGGCGTTTATATCAAAGGCGCTGAAAGAGGGGCTAATATACTCCGAGATGTCGGAGTAGGTGTAGGATCAGCTGCAGGCGCACTCCGTAACATGGGGAAAAAACCTCCCCGTAATAACTATCCATCATATTTTGACAACGGAAATTAAAATGAAAAATGCAACTGTATTTTTAAGAACACAATATAACTACGACCACAACGCTGCGTCTAATGCGTCCGGATTGGTTTGTGAGGAACCCACCCGGGCGCAGCAGCACCACAAAGACGAGTGTGACATTAATGTCATCCTCGAGCGTTTTGGGAAAACTGGACAAGTCCCCGTAAACGCAATTAGCGGTACTTATGGCGATTTCTCAGGCGTCCATGACTACCATACCGCATTAAACGCGATTATCGCGTCAGAGAGCGAATTTGCCGCTTTGCCGGCCCAACTTCGCAACAAGTTCGACAATGACCCAGCGAACTTAATTCAATTTCTGGACAATCCAGATAATCGAGTCGAAGCGGAAAAGCTTGGACTCGTAAATATTAGCTTGGCTAATAACGAGTCTGCGCAAGCAGCCGAAAAACAAGTCACCGAGCCCTCAGAATGAGGGCAGCACAGTTACCTTACTTGATGTAACTGTGCTAGGTGACACCAATCACCTAAAAAACACGATAACCAAGGACATAAAAA